TTGTGCGCTCCAAGAATCTCCATAATATCCTGCTTTATTAACACCACCACGAGATTCATAATATTGTTGTGGTGTCATATTATTAGAAGCAGCATTAGCTGCTATTACTTCTTTAGTGGTTGCATCTAAATTTTTATAAGAAACTGCAGTAAATCCTGGATCTACGTTTGGTTGAGTAACAGCAGTAGGTGTTGGAGTAACATTCATTTTAGATAAAGGATTATAAGATTCTGATGCTTTATCTGCCTCTAATGCTCCTCGAAGATTACCAACAGTTCTTGCCCAGTTTGCTGCGTCTAATGCACTCATGCTAGAAACCCATGATCTCTAAGAATTATTTGACCAATACCTGTTTTTTCTTGTTTAGCCTGTTCTGTAAAATCAAAGTCTGGATGGCGTCTAGCCAATTTCTTTGTACTGTAAAGATTCATAGGTTTGATATTTCCTTTATCGTCTGTATAGTTAAGAGCTTGTTGGACAATATCGTTGTTAAGATCTAATGACTTAACATCCATTTCTAAAGTATTAGCAATAGTATTTAAATGTGAATCTGCAGCTTGGCGTAATGTTTCACCACGCATTATTCGATCTCCCAATCCAGGAAATAACGATATAGCACGTTGCTCTAATTCATTATCAACATCTTCTGGATTTAAGGTTCCAGCAACTAATCCTCTGATTGTTGACTCGAACCATTTTTTAAATCCTTCATTTGAACTGGTTGCTGGATAACCATATTCATATGCTCTTTCATACAAAGCTTGAGCCATAGTCTCAAGCTGTCCATCAAGATCGTAAAGAATTTTACCATTACTTTCAAAAGTATTTGTTTTATCAAACTTAATAGAATCAGCCATCAATTTATTTAAATAAGCTTGATCGTATCTAACAACTTTGCCATCTTGAATAACAGCTTGTTGCATCATTTGTTCTGCATATTTAATTGCATCTGTAGCAGAAATGGATAAACCGTTTTGCGCCCATTTTTTTACAATCTCACTTGCGTTTAATTGTAAGTCGGCAGCAAATTGACCAGGATTAGTTTGTTTAAAGAATGCATATTTGCGTTGAGTATCTGTTTGGTTCTTATACCAACTAGTGTTTTGGATAATCTGGGTTTGTAGTTCTGGATCTGTAATCATAGTTCCACTACCATCAAGCCCAAGTATTTTATTCAATGCATCTTGAAGAGACTTATCTGAATTAATAACAGCAGCAGCCACACCAAATTTAGCAGCAAGTTGTTCTGGTGAAAACTTATCCATTTGGCTTGCGCCAGTAGATGAGATACCTGTATTAACAACCGAAGTACTACCAGGTGAATAACTGGTAGTAGTACCACTTACAACACCAGTGCTTGTACTGGTAGCTGTACCACCAGTAGCAGGTGGTGTTTTTGTTTTGCCTGGAATTTGAATTGTTGCACCAGCCCTAATTACATTAGGATTGGTAATAGATGGATTAGCATCCATAATCTTTTTAACTGTGGTGTTATTAGCTTTTGCTATACCGCTAAGGGTGTCACCTTTTTTAATTTTGTACGACACTAGCTCACCACATTTCCAATAGTGTTTCTGTCAGTTAACAGACTGCTAACTATCTTTAATACATTCTTAGCAGCAAATGATTCTGCAAAGTCTGGTTGGCTGCGAGCAAAGTTACGAGCAAACATGGTTGGATCAAATCCAGTTGTTTGAGTTCCTTTGGTGGTTGTTTGACCTAATTCAAAACCCTTACCGCCAGGAGCAGTAGTTGTAGTTCCTTCAAATATACCTGGTTCTTTTTTAGCAGCAACATTCATTGCAGTTGTTCCTGCTGCTATTTCAGCAGCAGATGCAGTACGACCAAGTTCTTGTTCCATTGTATCTGAAACTATTTGTGCTGCACTAGATGGGCTATATTGAGTTACACGCTCATCACGTTGCTTTTGAGTTCCATACTTTTTGGTAGCACCTTGATAATCTGATGGATCTAAAACATCTAAGTAATCTTCTGGGTTAGAACTTACCGCACCAACTGTTTGTGTCCAGTCAACTGCATCTCCCCATACTTTTTGGGCTGCAGATTTAGGCACACCTCTTGCTGCAAGTTCAGCAATAAATTGATCATAACGTGCCTTGTTATTATTTTTTAAGAATTTAAACCAAGCTTTAGCTTCATCTGCTTGTACAGGAGTACTGACTCCTGGAACTAATATTGGTTTTGTTCTAGGAGTAAATGCAGGTAAATCTGATGTAGACATTTGTGGTCTAACAGTTGAACCTTGTTCATAGGCTTTAGTTCCTGGAACTAAACTTTCTCCATTAGGACCGTATCTTGGTTCAGCCATTATCTTACCACCAAATCTGTACTTAATTGAGGCATGTTTTCAAACCACCTTGCTGAGAATGTATCAAAATCATCTCCTGCTGCTTGTAGGAAATCAAAATGCCATTGAGACAATTGAATCCTTAGATCTCTTTCACGACGAGGATCGTTCATAACCAAGTCGTAGTCTTTTTTCCATTGCTTTACCTGTTGTAGATAGAAAGCAATTTCATTCCATTTGTTGGTTTGTTTACCAGCATGGCTCATCCACTTCTGGTTATTAACAATCTCTTCAATTACTGGAACGGTTACGTTCCAAAAGTCTTTTGCTCCTTGCTGACGTTCGTCAGCCCAACCTTTAAAGTCGCCACTAATTCTTGCAACCTCTTCATTGAAGTATGCTTGCATACCAGTTGTTTCATATCTTGCTTCTGAGGTAGATCGGATACCATATTGATACATCATGGCATCTCTCCATTTAGAAAGCTTGTCATATTCATACCACCCACGTCTTGCCTCAACAGACTTTCGTACTTCTTCAGCACTCTTCTGTTGGGTCAATGGTGAGTTATATCCACCAGGAAAATTCATTCTTTTATAGATTGCAGCAACTTCAGTTGAGTATTCATCTGTTAAATCGCCGTAGCCAGTAGATAACATCTGTGCAAACTTGGTATCGTATCTACCGATACTCTCTAATAACTCTGGGTTATTACGTAGCATTTTAATATCAGATAGGTTTGCTGCTACTCCTGCTATGTTCTTTCGGTTAGATCCAATAAATGCTAGACCATCAACACCAAAGTCTTGAACAAATCTATCTTGAGCCTTATCATAATCACCATTAAATTGTGTTACTAGATCGCTGTAATACTGAGTTGCAGCCCTAGTTACTGGATCAAATGTTGTAGCAATAGGTGCTGAGAACTGGCTTATAGACCTAATAAACGCCATATTACCTGCTGCCTTAGCAGCAGTTGCCATATCAGGTGGAGCACCTATACGACCATTGCGATCCCATTCAGAGTATTGAACTCTAAAGAACATGTTTACATCATCTGCAAACCGCTCACTCTTATCTAAACCAACTGCTGACATTGCTGCTGCAATTGGTCCAGGGATCTTTCCTGAATCAATTAAAGATTGTAAGTAACTTGGAACTATTGCATTCTTTGCAGTTTCAGCAATGTTCTTTCCTTCAATTGGATAGCCAGCATATAGCAAGCTATTCTCATAGAAGTCATCTCCAAAGGTATTTCTTAATCCTTCAGATATATCCTCGCCGTAAATCTTCCATAATCCAAATGGTGCGGTAAACCCATTCTTTACAAGTTCAGATAATGTAACTCCACCAAACCAAGATACGCTTGGATCGGCAATCATAAACTCCATTTGCTTTGGATTCCACTTTAATCCACCACCACGAGAATCGGTATATGGTTTAAGCGAATCTTTAATTACCTTTGGTAGTTTATCTCCATAAGGTATTGGATATTTAACAGTTACATTCTTACCTGGTGGCACATCTTTCATTGACTTGTATGTATTGCCATCTTCATCTTCATAGTTTTCAAAGTTATCGAAGGCATTGGCAATAGTTCCATACCAGTAAGCATTCATTGGGTTCTTTGCCATAAGGCGAAGAGCCACAGCCTGTGAGTTAAAGAATGCTAGAGGGAAAGACATTGCAAACCGTGCTGCATACATACCATTACTTAAGCGACGTGAGGAGTATAAGGTTCTCTCTACACGATCTGTGGCTTTACGATATGCAACCTGACGGAACTGGTTATTAACTACAGCATCTGATGGATCTATACCATTTCGTTGCGCTGCTGCAATAAGATCTTTCATCTCTTCTCTTACGTAAGTAAGGAAGAGTGGATTACGAACCATTCTATTTTCAGATGCTGCTAAGACTCTCCAAGCTGCATCAATTGCACCTTGAGTCTTAACCAGACCACGCTCTAAACGATTTAAATCAGATAGATCAATGTTTGGTCCATCAATTTCAGGTAATAAATCTGGTCTATCTTTTAATGCTGCAGTCATTTCATCAATACTGACCGCTCTATTTAAGACAATCTCACGAATGTTTGGATCTGGATACATCTTAAACAATTTATCTTGAGTTGCTGTAGCCCAGTTTAAAAAGTCATCTTGACCCATTGGTCTACCAGCACGAGACTCCATACGACGACGGTACTCAGCACCTTTAGTATCTTTATATAGATATCTAACAACCTCAATTGGTGAATCACCACGGAATAACATGCCTAGTGGCATGTCTAACTCTTGACGAATCTGTCGGTTAGCTATGTGGGTTAAGGCATTCATATATGGCTTAACATCATTACGAGGGATGGTTACAAATCTTGTTCCATCAGCTCTTAATTGTCTAGAAATCTGAGACTGTGTCTGGGTATTAATAAAGTTAGCAGCAGTATCCATCTCAGCAAGATAAGCACTGGCTCCACGAATGTTTGGATCAGCCAAACCATCAATAGTATACTTCTTACCATTAACTTCTAGGATTTCTTTATCTTGTCCTAGGTATTTGTACTGTTGTAACTCTGCTCTGTGTGTGGCAGCAGCGGTAAGAGTGTCTCTATGTTTCTTCATCAGTGAAGAAACACCATTTACCATGTCAGCACTATTAGTTAATGCATCATCTGCATCAACAAAAGCTCTTTGAGCCAAGAACATTTGATAATCTGCGTTATTTTTAGCAGCAGTAAGATCTGCTTTATTAGTTTTAGTTGCTTTACGTAGTGCTGATTCAGCTTTTGCCTGTGCTGCTATTGCAGCATTAAGGTTTTTCTCTGCATCATCTAAAGTTTTTTGAGCAAGTTCCCATCTTTCAACTACTGGCTTTAATTCACCAGCAAGAATATCCATTTCTTTTTGGGCTTGCTTTTCTGCACGATAAGCTTGTCTAGTTGGAGACCCTGGAATAAATCTTTTTGCTGAATCTGCTCGCAAACTAGTGTTATGAACAAGATTATTTATACCAGGAAGTACATTTTTAAGTAAACTTAGATTACCAAGAGCCATACTTGCACGAGCAAACGGATCAAGTATTGAGTTCTTTGGTATATATGCAAGGCGAATAAGGTTTAAGTTACTAAATACAGCGTTTGCTAAGTCTAATACCTCACCAGTACCCATGACAGCCTTAGAAGCAACCGCTCCTTTGACCTGTCCAGCAGTAATTGGTGACCTTCCACCTAAAACTCTTTTAGAATTTAATATAATTTCTATTTCTAACTTACGGAAATCAAGCATTGGAATGATTGATGCTTCGTTTGAGATAGAAAAGAAATTACTTACGTTAATTCCACCGTTTTCATCTGGAACAAAACCATTTTTTGTGGCATATTGTTTGATTGTTTGACGGCGACCTTTAACTGCACTGTGCCAACTGGTAATTAATTTAACCTGATCAGCAGAAGTTCTGATATCAGCCACATCTGCAGCACCTGCAAACTTGGCTAGTTTTAACATTACCTGTTGTTCAATATAATCTAAGGCAATTGCACGTTGAGTATCATCTTGGGCATTTAAAAACCTAGATACCATCTTGCGTTTAAAGTCTGTACCTTCTTGACCACGAAGGATTTGTAGACGGTTTAGATCTGAAAGTACATCCATTGCTGATTCATATTTACGTGGGTTTGATATATTAATCATTCCCTGTGGACGACCTGACCCTACCCAAGCAATGGTACGGATAACACGATCATATGGATTTGATTGGTAAACCTGAGTACGCCAACCGTTGCCACCGTCTTTACCAAATAATTTTAAATCACCAAACTTGGCTTGGAGCTTAAGTTTTTCTTTAGCAAGTTTGATTGATTCAACAGATGCAAACTTACCTGGTTGATAAGATGAGAACTGACCAACATTAATATCATCCTTAAAACCTTCTAAGGCATATCTAAATTCTCTATCTGTTGCTTTCTTATCTTCAATAATTTGTGTATATCTGGGCGTTAACTTAGGATCTAAAGCTTCTGTATGAATCTTAGATAGATCTGAAATTGGATCTATATTATTCATTCCATAGTTATCTAAGTGATCAGCCATTAAAGGTGACTTAGTAAAGAATCTTTGGAAAGCTAACTTATCTCCACGCTCAGCTAATAGATAATCTGCCATATCTCTATGGTTATCAATGCGAGCCATAATCGCTGCAGAGCGATTAGGGTTAGATCCATTAGATACTAATGGGTTAGCAATAATCTTACTTACATCTTTTGTTTTAACTGCATCATCTACTAATTTAGATAATCCTGTAGGTGCTGGAGTTCCATCATTACGAGTACCCCATGCAACTGCATCTTCTAAATTCTTTTTAAATAAATCTTGGTCAGCTTTACTTACTATCTTTTCAGAACCAAGTGCTGTGGTCTTTGCTGTTTTAACCGCAGAACCAATACCTTTACTACCAAGTAAAGCAAGTCCTAGGTCAGTACTGCCAGATGCAAGCCATCCAAGAAATTCATTTTTATACGCTTGGTTTCTTTGCTTGTCATCAAAGACGTTAAAGTCTTTGTCCATGAATGTAGGTGTAATTTGGTCTGGCAAAATTGAGCCAACTGTTTGACCAACCTGGGTAGCAAGAGCCTGACCCATTGAGATCTTCTTGGCTTGCTCTCTAGCAAATCTAAAACTTTGTACAAATCCTTTTGTTTGACCTTGACGTGCTGCTTCAGCAGCAAGGAAAGGTGTTGCTACTGTTTGGGTAACGGCACTTACCACACCGCCAACCTTTTCCATTACATTAAGGGCAGGGTTAACTACATATTTATATAAATTTGGTTTGCTTTTTGAACTTTCAATTGCTCCAGCAATGCCAGCACCAACTTTTTCTTCTACTCTACCTACAGCAGTTTTATCTAATACTTCTTTTTTAAATTCATTAACTCTGCTTAAAGGGTTAGGTGTGGAAGTTGTGCCTGTTTCAGCTCTCCAGTCATCCCATATTCCCATTCGGATTAATTTCCCTTCCAGCAGTTAATTCTTCTAGTAATGCATAACGATCATCATCTGATTCAAATTCAAATCGTGCTAAATCCCAAGCAACTGGTGCTAATTCAAAACCCAGATACTCAAGATTCTCTTCAAACTTTTTAAATATTTTCATCTATTTGGCTTTTTAAATATTTAGTAAATGCCTTCATAGTTCCAGTTGAATTAGGTGAATCAGCAAATGTCTGCATCAACGGAAGGTATTTAGATATCATAGATAAATCTGCAATTTGTGTATCTGCTGGGTTTGGTAGATTAAGTATTTCTCTACCTGGACCAGGAGTATTACCACCAACTCCAGCGGTAACAAACTCATTAGCTCTACGTGTTTCCGCACCCAATGGAATAATGTTTGCTAAAGGATCTTGTGCTTTAGCCATAGGTGCAGACTTCTGTTCTGCTAAAAATTGTTGTTGCTCACCATATGCTGCATCTGGTAATCGTTTTGCACCTTGTGCTGGAGGCAAGTCACTTCGATTAGACATTGCCCCAGGCATAGGAACAGCAGCAGGATTAACCATTGACATAAGTTACCTACTTCTTTTTAGGACGATATGGAACAGGACCTGCATATCCACCAGCTGGAACTTTTCCTTTTGATGGGATATTAATTGCAGTGTTTCTGTAAATCTTTCTAGGATCTTTAATCTTTTTGTTTGCTGCCATTAACTCTGAAAGAGTTACGCCAGACTTTTTAGCAATACCAGATAATGTATCTCCAGCATTTACTCTGTAAGTAGATCCACCTGCACCTACCTTTGTGCCAACAAATCTTCCTTGACCAGTAATACGTGGTTGATTACTTCTTGCCTCTGGTCCTGGAGTTTTAGCAGCATTAATCTTTGCTTTTTTAGCACCTGCTGGTTCTTTTGTTAATGCCTGTAATACTGGCTTGCCAACTAAACCTGCAGCGGTAACTGCTAAGGCTGCTCTACCTGTAAGTAATTTACCTGCTGCTTTAGCAGCACCTAATGCTGCAGCTTTTGCTCCGCCTTTTTTAGCAGCGGTTTTAGCAACAACTGGACCTGCACTAGGACGTACAGCAAGTTCTTTACCTGGAACATTTGGTTTAGATGATACAACTGTTGAAGGTACTTTAATAGCCTTAGCTGCTTTATTCTTTTCAACAATAGATTTAATTTGTTTATCATCAAACTTAAATGTAAGTTTGCCGTTCTTCATAGTACCTACACCGATTGGTTTAGCACCTGCTGAAACTTTACTAGCAGCAGACTTGGCTGCTTTGGCAACAGGGGCTGCAGCTTTAGCTGCTACCTTTGCGCCTTTTTCCTGACGAAATAAAGCCTTGTTAAGTGCAGACTTTGGCTTTACGCCTTCTTTAATAAGTCTGTCATAAATTGCCTTACCTTCTGCATTAAGTTCTTTACCTGCAGCAAAACCCTTTTTAGCAACTGGTAATTTTTTATCAGTTGGTAATCCTGGCTTCTTAGCATCTGCTGGTTTAATAGGTGTCTTCTTAGGTAATCCTTCACCTTTTTTAGCAGGCATATTTTTCTTTGCTGCTGGTTTACCTATTACTTTTCCTTGTGGCTTTGGTTCTGGTGCAGTAACTGCGCTACGAACTTTTTGATTTGCACTAGGTGTTTTATCTGCTGGCTTGCCAGCTTTTGATGCTTTAGGTTCAGACATTCTTTTTTGTGCAGTCTCTGCTGCTTCACGATCTGCCTTTGACATTGCTTCTAATTCTGCTTTGTCATAAGGATACATCTTTAGTGCTTCTGCTTTAGCAGCAGCACGATCACGAGCCATACGCTCTTGTGCGGTCTCAGTAGGTTTAACTCTAATTTTATTACCTTTGTCGTCGGTAATATAACCCTTCTTAGCTTCCGCTTTCATTTCTTTAAGAACTTCTACATCGTCTTTAGAATACTTTGTAAAAGGATCTTTTAATCTTGCTTTTTTTGCACCGCTAAAAGTTTTTTTAGCTTCAACTTTGGCAGCCTTACGTGCCTGCCTGAATTTCTTTGGAGTCTTGGCTGCCATAGTTATCCTTTACTTATAAAATAAAATTACTTAATTTTGTTGTTGTTGCCTTTGATGCCTTTAGGTGTAATGCCGAACTTAACCATTCCGCCACCTTTAACAGCACCTGCTGGCTTCTTGCCCATCATTGCGCTAGAAGTTGGAGCCTTGGCTGACTTTCCTTGCTTTCCGATCATTTGTTTCTCCTTGTTATGCTGGTATTTGACGAGTAACTCTCGCTGATAGATTTGGGTTTCCTCCGCCAGTTAAACCTGCAAGAAGTTCTTGCATTGCTGGTCTACCTTGTGGAAGTTGTGGTGCTTGACCACCAGCCATTGGCTCAGGAGTTGCTGGTACTTCTGGCATTCCTGGTTGTGCTGGTTGTTCTTTTGGTGCTGGTTCTGGCTTAAAAGCATTTGCTACTGCATCTTCAAGAGGTATACCTTTTTTACGATCAGTAATAACGCTTGCCATTTTTTCAACAATCTTCATTGGATCTTGACCTTGCATTACCATTTGTGGAATTGCTGCAGCCATAGAAGATACGGATGCTTTTAATGAATCACGCATTTCTTCAATGTCAATTGCTCTCTCTTCTTCACCAGCATTTAGTGAGATAGGAAGGTTGCGACGCAACATTCCTCGAGAAATTAATTTATCTCCTCTTGCTTGTAGACCCCATACCAATGCACGGTTAGGATCTAAACCTGCCATCAAACCGTATTCAACGGTTACGCCATAGTTACCATTAATATCTGAACTTGGCTTATACTTTAATTTGTATGGAACTCCGTTGGCTGTTGCAGATACTTCACGAGTTAATTCTGGGAAGTATGCTTCATCGGTTGCGTATGCAAATGATATTGCTTGACCAATTGCCTCACCAAGGATTGATTGATAAATCTTAACTTGAGAATCGTATCCAGCCATAAGTGCTTTAACACCTTGACCTGTAACGATAGAACCTTCTGCTTGTCCTGCA